TTGTTAGTTGTTTTTTGAGCTTTTTCCTTTCCTTTCTGGTGGTTTTTTTTTTTTTTTTTTTTTCATGAAAAATTTAAATTGAAACATGGTCAGAAAAAATCTCAAACTGTTGAAATAACATTGTCTAAGAAGAAAAATGGTCGTTTAGTGTCTACTTTTGGTTTAGTAGGCCACATACGCTCTTTTTCTTGTTCTGTGCGGTAGGTCATAGCATATCGTGTTTCACGTAGCTTGGCCATGGTAGGAAATTCGAGTCCTTTAATCTGATCGAGGCTTTCGATCATATTTGCTCGAACCATCCATTTAAGTGCATTCCACTTGATTTTCTTGAAGCCATCCTTTTTCTGAATCTTCTCAAAGATATACTTTGCGAATGAATAGAAACGGGGGCAACATCCAAGGGATGCGTGTGCTAGGCCAACAGCTGAAGCTGCTAGTCTGCCAAAGTCCTGGGGGTGTTCAGGGAACATCAATTTGGATAGTAAGTCTTCTTCGGTTCGAAAGGCTAGGCCCATCTGGTTGAAATAACCGAGTACGTACATACCATCTGCTCTTGATTGTATCATAGACTTCTTGACGCTTAGCTTAGCATTGAAGTAATACTTCGCTGCTTCTGCCATCATCGTAAGGAAACCGGGTCCGTATATTTGAAACATACGTTCGAAAAAGCTGATGATTGAATCATCACCTTGAAATCGAGCCCAAAATTCCTTAGCTCTCACATTCACTCCAAGTGCTAGGAGGCAAGTGTAGATCATTATCGCGTTAGCGAATGTATCCATGAGCTGAGTCTGTTGAAATCCAGATCCGAAACCGTTCCACGTCCATTTCCAAACTTGTCCGTTTGGTAATAGAATGGGGGTATCAGTGATCGCGTTACACATCCAGGTCCAAAGGCGTTCTATACGCTCAGTGTCCTTAGGGTTTGCGTTGGGGAAGGTGTTAGTTCGTTCATATCTTGAAAAGTCAAAATACGATCTCCAAATCTTGTGTACTATCCGAATAAGCTGGTGTAGTAGCCGTTTGTCAAACTGGCTCCAATCCGCTCCGATCACCGTATTAGGTGGTCCATTCGAATGTATCTCTTGGAATAGCTTACGCCATCCTCCGCGATTCATCTCTCGTCCCCACAACATACGTCCGCAATCTCCATTCAAATAACTAGCTTGTAAAGGCCAGATAAATGGTAGTTCGGTCATAAGTAGAAGTTTAGGTGCTCCGAATACGGCTCTGATTTTGTCAGGCTCATCGACGGCAACTATATGCGATCGCATATGAAGAGTCAATTCTTGATAAGGAATGGGTTTTCCATCCTTCCAAAATGGTTCTTCTCCTTCTTTAATTAAGTGGTTAAGAGGTCTGTTATAAATAAAGATCTCGTTGTACAAGTTGTGAAACGTTCGCCTTGAGTTGTCAATCAATCCGATAGATTGTTTCCATCGTAAATAAGTGTCAACGTCGGTATGTTTGTCCCATTTATGCAGCTTGGCTTGGTCTCCTTTTTTGGATACTTTTGGAGTATCAGTCTCTAGGTCAACGTTTCGGTCCATAGGTTTGAACGCGAATGTCGGGTCAGTGAAAGGTCTTTCAGCTGAAACTGGTAGAGCAAAGGGGTAGTAACGCAAGTCAGGGTAGTGCACGGGGTGCAAAATCCGATTTGGTCGAAAGTGTTCAGTGACGATATCGATTGCTTCTTGGAAAATGGAATCTTCTGGAATAATATGTTCCGGAAATTCAATCCTCATGAAGTCAGCGATTACAGCATCATCCGAGTCGGCTGATCTGCGGTTCGTCATTACTTGGTCAACTTCTTCATCCGTGTAGAACTTCCTAAGCTGTCGCTCGAGCCATTCGTTCCTGGCGATCATTGCATCAGTGGCAACGTCCCATTTGTTTGGCTTCGCGAGTCGTGCGCTCGGAATGTTACGTACATAGTGAAGGTTGGTCTTCATTGTGAGTCTTGTCGCTTTAGGTTCTTGTGTGTCGAATTGTAGTTGTTGAACGGAATTTTCGTGCAATTCGTCCGTTAAGATTCTAAAG